TTGCTACTCCATTTGTTGGCATCTTCATAATTTGTTTTTTATTTGTATTACACCATAAACTATTGATATAAGTAAAGCAATCACCTGCAGTATTGGTATTATATCCATTACTGATATTAATAATGCAAATCCTGTCAAACTATATGTTTTCAAATTTTCCATTGTTCATTAAGCCCAAGCTAAATATATAAAACTTCTTCCTGCATCACTTACTCCATCATCTGTACCAACAGTGAAACCATCAGCATCAAAACTTTGTATAAAATCACTTCTTGTTTGTTCGGCAGAAGATTGATTCCATTCTAATGGATGTGTTACACCTCTTACTGAATCTGTTACATTCCATTGGCTACTCGCATTGTGGCATTTAATTGCAACTAATCTAGGTGTAAAACCAAGCCCGGTTATTGCCTTGGTAGCATCATTTGTACCATCATAAGTTCCAAAATGTGAAAATCCAGGTATTGGCGTCCAACAATAAGCAACATAATTATAACCTTGATTAGTTTCATCAGAATTTCCAACTGTAAAAACTGAACTGGTAGGTGAAATATGAGATGAACCATTTCCAAACATTAAAGTTTTATTACCATTATCATTACCATTAGTTTGATTTAACCTCATAGCAAAAGAACTACTACCATCATTATATAATGTCGGCAATCCCGCTACTACGTTCCTACCTTTTACTATAATAATTTGTGGAGGTGCTGAAAGTCCGTGTCCAACAGTAGAAGTTGTACTAGCACCACTATATGTGACAATACTAAATCCCGCTTCAACATTTGCACTTACAGAACTTGTAATACTACCATTACTATTTGAACTTGCTGAACCACCCCCAAGGAATGACCAAGCCACATATGTACTACCTGAAGCATTTGTATATGCTGATTGTGCCACAGAAAAACCATCAGAATCAAAAGTTTTTAATTGATTATGTGTGCTTCCACCATTAGGAACTTCTACAGCAGGATCATTTGCATAAATAAAATTACTTACACCTCTTACAGAATCCATAAGTATATGGTCGCTACCACCACTTCCACTACGTTTTTTAATCCATACTAAACCACCATTTGACTGTAAATTAAATCCTGTAGGTATATTTCTATTAGTTCCATTATCACCTGACCAAATATCTATAGCAAAATTATCACTTGGTGTTATACCACCAGCACCACCTACAAATAATCTTTTATTAAATCCCATTAGTTAAGATTTGGTAAATCATAAGTAACAACAGAACTTTTAGTGCTTTTAGCATTTATTGCAGTTTCGTGATCGTTACATTCTGTTCTTAATGTTGCTCTAGCATCTTGTGTTTCTTGTGGCACACTTATTCCTAATTCTAAATGTTTTGTTACTATCCAATCTGTTTTACCTAATTCTCTATGATAGATATGTTTTAAATTAGCTATCTTTTGTGTTTTTAATTCTGCTAAAGATTGACTAAAAGTTTTATTTGTTTTAGCATATTTATATACATTATTATCTGTATCAAAACTTAATTCACCAATATTATGTATTCTATCATCAAAATCTGAATGAGTAGTTCTTATATCTTCTACATTATAAAATCCATAAGTTTGTAATTTACTATCTGAAAATGTATCAAATCCACATATAACAGCACCCCAATTTTTGGGAGTACTACTATAAACTTTTATTTGTCCGTTATCTGTTCTTGCTTTCATATTTATATTATTATGGAGTTGTATCTACTGTTAATTTACCTACTGAATAGTTTATAATAGCTGCAGCATCTGTATCATCAATACAAGCAACTTGTATGAGATTTTTTTCAGAAGTATCAAAGTCAGTAGCACCAACTTTATTTATTGTAGTACTAGAAAAATCAGTTGCTAAAGTAATTGCTGCTCTACTTAATGTACCTGTCATATGTATATCTATAACCTGTCCAAGTTTCATATTTTGTATAGTAAGTGTAGCAGTTGCAACATTGCCTGTGAGCAAAAAACTTGTTGCAGTAGAAGCATCTAGGTTTTGACTACCTGTTCCTGTACTTGTAGCTTTTGCAGTATATCTATTTTCAAGTTTTGCGTGTGTTACACCATCATCTAAAAGGCTAATTGTTACTGCTCCTGTTGCTGAATCTCTTGCTATTGGTGCTGTAGCAGTTATACTATTAACGTCATTTGGTTGGTCTGTATATAATTCATCAAAGTTGTCGTTTATCATATCAAAAGCATCACGAAGGGGTGTACCTGTACCATCGTTTGCTGTTGAGCCAATATTTATTGTTTGTTTTCCCATTGTGTTTATGTTATTGTTGCATCTGCTGTAAATGTTGTTGTATCAGCTTTTTGTAAAGTGCTATCTGCTAAAAAAGCAAATCCCCAGCAACTTGGTGCTGAATAATCAGGTATAGAATATAGTGTGGTATTGGCTGTATTAATACCCCAGCCTTTATTATCTTCCATTGCACAATAAACTTTGCCCCAATTTATACTGTTTGCCATATTATTATAATACTTTATTTACGTTTTTGTTATATGTTTTTTCTAAGTATTGTTTTAACTTAGATATATTACTTTCTTTTGGTTTATACGTTCTTACAATACCCATCCAGCAAAATTTGAATCTTTATCAGGGTAAACATCTTCATTATTATTTGTATAATATTCAGGATATTTACTTTGTGCGTTAAAACTCATAAAATCTATAAACCTATCTGTATAGTATTGTGCTATTGATCTTTCTTTTTCTATTAGAAAATCAACTTCTGCTTTATCTACATTTTGTGCGTTTTCACTACTATGTTTAAAAACACCTTTATTCGCTATTGTATAAGCTGCAAAAGGTAAATACTCAACCATTGCCCAATGGCACAACATTGGCTTTAAATGATCGGTTACTAGTGCTAAATAATCTGCGTGGTTACCTAATGTACCAGCACTTACATAACCTTCTATTTTTTCGTATAACTTAGAACCTAAATAATTTTGTATATGAATATCTTGTGCAATTTTTATATACTGTATAAATTTATCAGTATCTACATTACCGTTCATTGTAGTAAATCTAACTACATCATTTCTTGTTATAAATAGTGCTGTTGCCATAGTTATTTATTTACAAATCCATTATTAGGCATATCTTTTGGTTTCATTGATACTTCTTTTTCGTTTACTGGGTTAAAACCTTCTTTTCTTGCCTTTCCTGTTGATATGTTAGGTTTAATTTTAGCTATATTACTTTCTGTTTTTCCTTTAAATGTTTGTCTAAGCCATTTATGATGGCAATTACCACCACCTTTCCAAAACCATATACTATAGGTAGCTGATGAACCTTTTAATCCCCAACCTTTATTAACTGGTTGTTTACCCATAGTAATAATATCTTCTTTTCTATAAAGTTTATTAGCTGCAACCATTTTTTTACAAAATGTTCTACTGTTTGCACTAACTTTATTAGGGCTATATCTATATCTTACTTTAAATTTAACACCTTCAATTACTTTATCTTGTTTTGATTTTGAATTAGGTTTTGCAGTTCCTGTATTTGCTAATCCTATCATTTTATCTAATGCTTCTTCTTGGTTATAATCTACTTCTCTTTCATCTACTAATTCCCAGTTTTCTAAATCTTCATCTTCACCATACTTTTCAAGTAATTTAAACATTTCTTCATCATCAAAATTATGTTCTGATAAACTAAGTGAATGTTGTTTGCAAGGCATATACCAAATTCTACCTTCATATTCGTGTTCGTGGTATCCTTCGCAGCCTATGTTTTTTGCTATTTCTTCAGCCTTTTCTTTTGTTGAATAAGCTAATCTATCATCTATAATTGCAAAATCTTTATCTACTACTTCACTTTTGAATTCACTTTTAACACCTGTTTCTTCTTCTCTTGCTTCATCTGTTAGTGCATTATCTGTTTCGATGAATTCTAAGGGCTGTAACGTTCTAAAATAAAGTTTTAAGCTAATACCATTAACTGCTAGTATATCATCTATACAATCAACTAAAAGGTGCTGATATGGCTTTATAGTGATGTTGTCAAATAGTAGTGCTGCTGTTTTTATTTCATCTGCATTTGATCCTAATCCATTGTTTTCAGTTCTTATACCTAAT